AACTCAAACTTTATAAACCCACCTTACAGCCAAAAACTAAAGGAAGAGTTTGTAAAGAAAGGAATTGAAGAAATGAAGAAAGGTAAAGTTTGCGTTTTCCTGATACCAGTAAGCACTTCAACAAAACTATTTCATAAGTACATTAAACCAAATGCAACCGAAATAGAATTTATTGAAGGTAGAATAAAGTTTGGCAAGTTGGATGCAAATGGAAATTTCTATTTACCATTAAACGCAAAAGGCAAAACACAAAGCGGAACTAAAGATAGTATGGTAGTAGTTTTCGATGGGCGATCTTAAACTTGTGCCTAACGTTTGACGCTTGGCGAAGTGCGGGGCAAAAATAGACAAATCTTTAAATTAAACACTAAAATTTACAAAAATGCAAGATATTAAAATGCAAGACAAATCCCCGCATTGCGCCAAACGAGTGTTAGCGGATAGCCATTTTTCACAACAAATATTAATAAATTAAATAAATAAATTATGTCACAAATTCAAAAATTTTTAGAGAACAACACACCATTTGCAGTTATGCAATATTTTGAAAGTTTCAAAGGAAACAAAAAAGAAACGTATAAAAAGTATGAATTAATTTATATAAATTCAAGAAAAGAACTTGCCTTTAAAATATTAAATCAAAATGAAGTTTCATTTGTGAAAGAAAATACAGATAAAATAAAAATGATTATCGATAATAAAGATGGTCGAATTTATGAGTTTAATAATTTCAAAGAGTACAAAGAAGCAAATTGTGTTAATCATTAGTTTTTCTTATGCGGTCATACTATGGTTTCCGCTAACGGTTCGCAGCTACAAGAAGTGGCAAAGTTCGTGACCGAGATTTTTCGGCTACTACTAAATTTCTTGCGAAACGTAAATGTGAATTTACCACAAAATCTTGCCATTTCTTGTAACTGCTGTTATGCGTTCGGCTTTATTCTTCGGCACAATATTAATCAATTAAAATAAAAAATATGCAATTAGAATTAGAATTAAAATTTAGAGCTTTTGACAAAGCAAGAAAAGAAATGTTTTTCCTTCCAGTTATAGAAGGCGAAAATAAAAACTGGTTACAAATTGATTCCACAGGAATAAATGTAGGTACAAAAAATGGCTTACTTTCTGAAAATGAATTTGAATTAATGCAATTCACAGGTTTTACAGACAAAAAAGGAAATGACATTTACAAAGGCGATATTGTAACTTTTGATTTTCATAGTAAAAAGTATGAAGTAATATGGTTTGATGGAGCATATTATTTGCAAAATAGAAATCAAAATGCAAGACTTTCAAAAACATCTTTAAGCGGATATTATGTTGTTGGAAATGTTTTTGAAAATCCAGAAATGTTGTTAGCTACGCAAGCTGACGCATAACGTTTCGCAACCTTGCTTTGTAGCCGACTTATGAAAATTGTATTTTCGGCTACAACAGAATGAACTTATGAAAACAAATTACTAATAAACAACCGAACGAGGCTATAGAGCAAGACTGCTGTTAGTAGCTGGACGGGAATTAAAAATAAATATTAATTATAAAAACTAAAATAAAAATGGAAAATCAAATTTACAGAATCAATATGGATAACAATGTTGATCTAGAATTATTTGTTATTGGTTCAAACGAAATAAATCCTTATAAATCAATTAGAGAAATGGCTGTTCAAATGATAATAGGAGAAAAACAATTAGATGCTTCTCTTGATTTAAATGAATTAGATTCGTTAATTAAATACTTAACTGATTGCAAGGGCTATATTATTAAGTACAACGAGGCGAGTGTTCCTGAGATAGAAGAAACGTAGTCTTGCTACTAACTAGCAGATAACACCAATTCAATAAATTGAACCAAATGAAAACACTTGATATTACTGATAATGGAAAGAAGCTTTGTGATTTTGTAACAGAAAAAACAATGCAAGGCAAACTATCAAATAACGACTTAGTTCAATTAATTGAAGTTGCTGGAGCTTTTTTAAACCTACAAACAATTTCAGACTATGCAAATTCAAAAGGATTAAGTTATAATGGAGTAAAAAATCACAGAGAAAAAGTAGAAATTTTTAATGTAAAATTTGTTGTCGATAACGATTAATAATTTGGTTTTTCCTTGATACTTCCAAAATATCAACCCAATATTGATCTACAATTAACACACAAAAAAAGACAATATTATGGCAACACTTTTCTTTACACCTCGCACTACAATTGATGCAAACGTTTTTCAAGACCGTTTAGACAATTCACCTTATCACGGAGAATGGAATGTTAGAACCGGTGCATACGAATTCGAAATAGAAGAATGGGAAGCAGACGAACTTGAAGAAAATCTTTCTCAAGAATTAGCATACGATATCAACGGAAGATTTGAATTTGAAAACTAAAACCATGTTCAAATATTGCAAACGCTGTTTCTCCGTTCAGCTATTCAAAAACGGAATTTGTCAAACATGTAAAAAGTAATATCATGCCAAAGATCAACACAAAATTACCGCCAATTGATACAATTGTAAAAGCAAAATGCAAAAGAATCGACGGTTCTATCGAAGAATTAAACATTAGAAGAATCATTTCTAAAGAAACGCATCAAGGTTGGCATTGGTCACATGCTGAAATAAAAACCTTTTTTACCTTAGAAGTTTTATCATTTGAATACTTGTAAATAATTAAAAATCAAGCAACTATATTTTAAGCCATCCATATCGGGTGGCTTTTTTAGTTTATAATAATTATAAATAAGTAATAATTTTTATTACTTTTGTTGTATAATGTAACCAAAGAAAAAAATAAAACCCAATGAATCATCCTGTTATCAATTCACGCATTATCAAGTTAGAACCCATAAAGTGGTTAGAACTTCAATTCATCCAACAAGAGGACTTCAAAGAGTGGCTTCCAAACGGAGACAAGAAGTTAATTGAATCCTTACTTAAATATCAGTTTGCCGACCCATTCAAGGTATGGCAGCACAACGGCATAAATTATTGTTTGGATGGTCGCCACCGATTTTTGGACTTAATGTCTGTTGCCGAAAGCGGATATGAAGTTCCTCAAATGTTACCAGCGACTTTTATCGATTGCAAAGACATGAAAGAAGCAGCTGAATTGGTTTTGGTATATTCATCGGCATACGCTAAAATCACTCAACAAGGTTTACTTGACTTCGTTAAAAACTTTGACTTAGATTTCCCAGACATTGCAAGCCTTATTAATATTCCCGAGTTTGACGATATTGCTTTTATTGGAAAATTGAACGAAAGCGAAGGTTTACTTCCCTGAACTAAACCTTGGAGAGCTCGAAGAAACTCCAGAAGTAATTTAGAACGAAACTAAAATAAGAATTGGTTATTTTTACGCCATTATAACCAATTCTTTTATCACAATGGCGCTTACTAACTATCAAATAATTATGGAAATTAGAGATAATATTATCGCTTATCTTGAAAGTGAAAAAAGGATAAATGAACTTGCATTGAAAGCTTACGAGGATTCCTCTATAACTGAAAATGATACAGAAATTCGTCGTATGCGTGAGCGTGAAGCAATTAAACTTCGTCATAGTATAGCTGAAACTTCAAGACACATTGAAGTTATCAAACGTATGTACCCAAATCAATAGTCTATGGCAGGCGTTAGATCATCCAAAGAAGAAACCGAAAGACGTGTGTTCACCATTCAAGGGTGGATAATTAACGGCGTGCCTGATTATTTGATATTAAAAAACATTCAAAACCAATTCCAAAATAAAGACGGTAACTACTTAAGCCGACGTCAAGCAAAGGTTTTACTTCAAAAGGCTTATTCTATATGGCACGAGGAGCAAGAAGCAACAATAGAGCAAAAGAGAACTATGCGTATTGCTGAACTCAAACAAGACATTCGCAACATGAAAGAGGAGTTTAAAGGTACTCCAAAAGGTATGGCAGTCATAAACGCTATCAAAAAGGAAATCACAAAGCTCGAAGGTCTTTATATTCAAAAAGTAACCGTTTTGCGTGGCGATAAAGAAAACCCTTTAATTCCTGATTCCTTTACATTTGACGAGGAGAAAGAAAAACGCCTTAAAGCACTTCTCGAAAAGGCTTCTAAACTCGATGTTTAGATTTTTTTTAAATAAAAAGTAATAATTATTATAACTATGTAATAATTATTATTATTTTTGATGTCATTATGAAGCGTTTAGCAATGCTCTTTATTTTTCTAATCGGGATGATTAGTCAAACGTCGGTGGCTTCTACACCATTGACGGAGCAAAAACAAAAAACAACTATCGAAAAGTCTGTTATTCAGGTGCAAGAAGTTGTTGCTGTAGATTTTGAATTTACTGTTTTAGGTTACGACCTTGCTTTTGCAAATGTTGTTTCAAAAAACGATTTAGGTAATGGTTCGAATCCTTTAAAATTATCTCAAGCAATTTTAGTTGATGAATATTGGAGCGCTAATATTAAGCAGTTCAAGTTTATTCCATACACTGAAAAATTGAATTCGAATTACATTATAGACAAAGCAAATATGCTGCAGGTTATCGGATTGGATAACGCAAGGGATAATTGTTAAAATCATAAAAAAAAGCCACTCATTGTGAGCGAGTGGCTTTTTTAATTTGGGGAAGTAGCTTAATGGGCTAAAGCATAAATTTTAGTTATCCAGCACTAATTTAGTCAGCGGTTCGAGTCCGTTCTTCTCCACAAATTTAAAGTTGTTGAATGTAAATCCTTAAGTGGAAATCCTCAATAGTGGCTACGGATTTTAAAATAGAGACCACTCGTTCTTACTCGGAATTGTTACGCTAAGGTTAGGGATGTTAACCAGAGTTGACAGAAAGGAAAGACTTTCAACACTGGAGTAATGTTAAATGTGGTTAAATCAGCAGACTGTAAATCTGTCGCCTTTCGGCTATTTGGGTTCGATTCCCGTTATGCTCGCAAAATTTAGTTGTTAATTGAAATATTGAAAAGCAATCCAGCTCATACCCTTAATGGTTTCCCATACATTAGGCATAAATGAGCAAGTAGAACCTATCGGGGTTTATTGAAGGAAGATAATTACATCCTCGTTATAATCATGTGCTGCGTTGAGGTTATAGGGTAATGTATTGGCTTTATATGGCAGTATAAAACCAAGAAACTAGAACAACGCAAAATCTGATCGTGTAACGTTAGCTATGCGTGGCTTATAAAAAACAGATTGACGGATTGCTTTCACTATTTCATAATTTAAAATCAAATGTCGATAAACATTACAAACTTCGTAGCAGTTATTGAAAGTACTAACTTTTTCAAATCCTTTGAAGGAACGGACAAATTCAAGCAAAAACTGCTAACCAAAAACTACAAAAATATTTACCACGATTACGAACAAGCAAAAAGGCTTGGGCTTGACTATGTGGCGCAATATATGACCTCTATTACCGAGTATAAAATAATCAAAGAAATCATCGAGAATGATAACAATAGTAAATAATCAAGTTTTTGTTCAAGGCAAACAAACAACCGACCCAACGCTTATCGGTTTGGCTTTGTTGGATGTGATAGAATTAAAGCAAGATATGGCTGTTGACCATTCAGACCGAAGAGATAAAATAAACGCTTATATCAAGCAAAAACGATTAAGAAAAACTTTAGAACGACGACAATTAACGGATATTGTTTGCTCTATGTTTGTTTTTAGTTCGGAAGAACTTATAGAGCGGGCTAAAAAACATAAAATATCTATAGGTTCTGCCTATAATTTCACGGTGCTATTAAAAGATGCCAATATCATTACTTCAAAAGAACATTTATTCATTTAAAAAATGCTTACAGATGCTGAAATGTTAGAACTTGAAAATCTCTTGAAAGAAAAAGAGATTGACATTTCACGCAAAAAGCTAAATGAATTAAACGACGATACCAATCCAAACTATGCACTTCTTTATAAATCAATAAAAGAGCAGAAATACGAGAAAGACAAGGACGGAAATGATGTCCTTGTTTCGGGTTATAGAGGTGCTGCATTAGAAGGTTCGTCGCGTTCTGGTAAAACATGGTCCGGTGTAGATATAATTATTTGGCTTTGTCTTTACTACGAGCCGAAAGGTTGTACGATCAACATTTATCGCGAAACCTACAACGAATTTAAAACTACTCTTTACGATGATTTCAAACGTAGGCTTGATGATTATGCGCTTCCAAATCCATTTCACAACGCACAAGAAATTAAGAGTTTCCGAATAGGTAAAAGCCGTATTTATTTTCTTGGAGACGGAAAGCATGGTGGAGGTTGTGACTATGCTTTTTTTAATGAGGTAATGTTTATCAGTCAATCTGTATTTGACCAAACCGAAATGCGTTGTCGTAAGTTTTGGTGGGCTGATTATAATCCAAGTGTTACCGACCATTGGTTTTTTGATAAAGTACTACCTCGTCCTGATGTTGCTTTTTTGAGAACTACTTACTTAGATAATAAACATATTTCTCCACAAGAAAGAAATAAAATTCTTTCTTATGACCCTTGGCTACCTGGTTCATATATTGTAAAAAATGGAATAGTAATGTGTTACAATAAACTAACCAAAAAGGTAGAAGCTGTAACCAAGACAAACCAACCACCACCGCATCCAACAAATATTCAAAACGGAACAGCTGACGAGTTTATGCATAAGGTTTACGGACTTGGTTTACGTGGCGCAATGAAAGGTGTTATTTTCCAATATGTAGAATGGATTGATAAGTTTCCAGAAGATAAAGCTATTATCTATGCAAATGACTTTGGATTTACAACCGATCCTAACGTGCTCGGAAAATATGCAGAGGACGAATATAACATTTTTATTGAACCACTGACTTATGAACCTATAGAAAACCACAAGGCTCTTGGCTCTTTGCTTGAGGAGTTAGGTATTAAAAAGAATTCGGACCGATATTCTGAAGATGGCGACCTTATTGTTTGTGATTCTGCGGATAAGTACACAGGTGAGAATAAAGGAACGGTTGAAATGGTAAAAGGCTTGGTTGATTTAGGTTTTAGAGCCAAAAAAATCAGTAAAACAAAATCGGTTATGCATTGGCTTAATTCGATGAAAACTAAGAAAATCCATATCGTAAAAAACCACCTTTACCAACAAGTATTGAAAGAGCAGCAAAACTACCGAATGAAAGAAATCGGAGGTATTGCAGTAAATGAACCAATAGATAAATTTAACCATTTCTGGGATATGGCTCGATATGGTCACATAGCGCATAACTCCAAAACACAAATATTCACGACTAGCGATGAAGCTATTCAAAATCTAAATTATTAATCATGGAAGAATTATTAGAAAAACTGAAAACAGAGCCTGATAAGGTTGTAGCAACCATCAGGGAACAATCAAAAGATGCAGCTAAAGTTTTAGAGTATCGAAAAGAATATAAAGAAAAAGACCGAACTTTAAGAGATACGCAAGTAGGCATTATTCAGAAAGACAAAACTGTTGGAACAGGAGAAAAAGCAAAAGTTGTAAAAGGAGTTCGCATTCCAATAAATTTTGCAAAAAAAATAGTTACTACCGCTACTGCTTTCGAAGTTGGAAAACCTGTTACTTTGATTCCTTCAGAAGATAATAATCTTTCGAAGTTATTATATCAGATTTGGAAAGTAAACCGAATTGATAGTAAGATTCAAAATTTAGTAACTCTTAAAAAAGCCGAAACGCAATCAGCAATTCAATTTTATGTTATTGATTTAAAGCCTGAATCTATTTTAAATAAAATCCTTGTAAAAATTGGGCTTGGAGCTCAAAAAAAGGAAATTAAGTCAAAGGTTTTAAATAATAAAGACGGAGTAATGACTCCTTATTTTGATTCAAAAGGTGATATGACTTTGTTTATGTGGGAATACAAAGCAAAAGATTCAGTAACTGGAAAAGAATTAAATCATGTTGAAATTTGGGATGCTAAAAATTATCATTATTTAAATGATGCATCTGGAAAAATGGCTTATGTTTCCAATCCTTTACTTCATGGATTTGATAGAATCCCTATTGTTTATTTAAATCAAGATGAGCCAGAATGGTTTGATGTAAAAGAAATGATTGATAGAATTGAAGTATCAATTTCTAAACTTGGAGCTTCAAACGATTATAGTGCATATCCTTTGCTTCAAATTTTTGGAGAGATAACCTCTTTGCCTGATAAAAACGATGATGGTAAAATTTTAAGATTCCCAACTAAAGTTGATCCAGAAACTAAACAGGTAATTCACGGTAAGGCTGAATTTTTAACTGCTGAAAATTCAGTTGAATCTTCGAAACTTGAATTGGAATCCCTAAAAGCATTCATTTATTCAATTTCTCATACACCGGATTTATCATTTGATAACGTAAAAGGACTTGGAACTGTTTCTGCTGTTGCTCTAAAATTACTTTTCCTTGATGCTGTAATTAAAGCAACAATGAATGAAGGAGAAAATAGAACTATGATAGAGCGAATTGTAAATATTATTGTATCTGGAATTGTTAATACAACAAACACAACATTAACAAAAGAGGCTCAATCGCTTTATTTTGATATTATTTTCAATTCTATTATTCCGGAAGATGTTCAAGCAGCAACTGATATTATCAAAGGATTAAAAGAAGCTGGATTGATGTCGACTCAAACGGCAATTAAATTGATTGATATGGTTGAGAATCCAGAAGAAGAATTGAATTTGATTAAGGCTGAATCAGTTACTGAAAAAACGCCACCACAAAATGCAAATTAATAACCAATACAATATCGAAGATATTGTTTATTTAAAACATGATATAGAGCAGTTACCGAGAATGGTAACTGCTATTATATGGGACGGACACAAGGTAATGTATGAGGTCATTTGTGCTGAATGCGCTACTCAACATTACGAATTTGAAATTTCTAATACTAAAACAATTTACTAATGAAATCATTAAAACTATTTTTTACCTGGTTATTTTTTCCTTTGATTTTACCATTTAAAAAAAGACAACCAAAAATCAAAGCAAAGATTGAACAAGTAACTGAAAATTATCAGTCACTAATTGATGAATATAGGCTAATTCAAGAAAAGAAATCAAAACTTTCTAAATCTCAAAGGGATGAGGTTATTCAAAAAGTTTCTTTTTTAATTATGAAAGGCCATATAAAAGCAAGCGTTTAAAATGGTAGTGTCTGGAAAAGTTAGAAGCGTTGGATCAACACAACAGGTTAGCGCTTCATTCAAAAAAAGAGAATTGGTAGTAAGTACCGAAGAACAATATCCTCAACACATTTTGATTGAGTTTGCACAGGATAAGTGCGATTTACTTAACAACTTACAAGTAGGTCAGCAAGTAAATGTTTCAATCAATTTGCGAGGTCGTGAATGGATAAATCCGCAAGGAGAAACCAAGTATTTCAACTCAATACAAGGTTGGAAAGTAGATTAATACTAAACCACTTCTTACGAGGTGGTTTTTTTATGCAAAAAATCTTTATTCTTATTTAATCTAAATAAAAATAAAATTTCTTTATATTTGTTGCATAATATATTATTAACTAACATTTTAAGTTATGGCAGTAGAAAAATCGAAAGTGATAATCAGACTTAAGGCATTATTTCCTAAGGCTAATTTGTCACAAAAAAGGTTAGACGCATTAGCGGATAAACTTGCGAGTAAACCAGCAGATGACGCAGACGATGCAGCAATTGATTTAGTGATTAATGACTTTAATTCCGTATTAAGTATTGAGGAAATCGCCCGTGAGGATGATAGAGTTCGTACTTTGGAACAAAAGGCAAATCCAAATCCACCAGCTCCTCCTGCACCTCCAACACCTCCAGCGCCACCAACTCCACCAAAAGGTGATGATGTTCCAAGTTGGGCTCAAGCTATTTTAGATTCAAATAAAAAGCTAGAAGGAGAATTAGAGGCAATCAAAACTGGTAAAATCATTGAAACAAAGAAGCAAACCGCATCTGAATTATTTGCTAAATCAGAAGTGCTTAATCGTATTCCTGAAGGCATTCGCCAAAATTGGGTAAATAGAATTGATGTAAACTCTGAAACTCCGTTTGAAGAACAAATTCAAGCATTGGAAACAGAGTATTCAACTTTGGTTCAGGTTAATGCCGATAACAATCAGTATGCGCCAGCAGCAGGTGGAGGCTCGGCAGAAATTAAAGCCGATGCCACCGTTGTTGACGCTGTGGTTAATATCTAAAAAAAGAAAGTTTAATCTAAAAATTTAAAAGTTATGTCGGGAACTACCGCTAATTTACACAATGCAGGAGACACTTTCGATACTTCAAATGATAGTATCGTAATTGTTTCAAACTTGGAAACTATTCCAGGAGGAAAGACATTGAACACTACAGGGTTTTCACCTGCTGTTATTCCAGCTGGCCACCTTGTTATTGAAGAAACTGCAACAGGTGTTTTAAAACCTATGCCAGTTTCAGGAGCCGCTTATGGCGAATTACCTGCTAACCACACTTACAAAGGTGTTGTTGTATCGAGTGTTTTAACTACTAAACCATTTGTTGCCGTAATGGTACGTGGAACAGTAAACAAAAACGCCTCTAAGTATACTATCGCGTCTGTTTTATCAGCAGTTAGAACAGCGTTACCATTAATCCGTTTTACACAAGACTAAGCCATGAATCAATCATTATTCGTACAGTTTCTTGCTTATTTTAAAGCAATTGCTAAAACCATTGAAGAGAAAGTAAATGGTAAAAAAACAGAGTTAACGTACTTGTACAAAGAAATGTTAACCGAAGAACTAAGTGTAGACTTACAATGGAAAAGTTTAACTGTAAACTCAAACATTGTAGCTGCCGATATCGTGGCTTTAGATTCTGCTTTGCCATTGAAAAAAAGAGACTCATTTGGAACAGCTTCTGGTGATATTCCGAAGTTAGGAATGAAATTACAATTATCTGAAAAACAAATGTCAGACATCGATGTGTTAAAAGCTCGTAATGTTGAAACATCAATTTTGGTAGATAAAATTTTCCAAGATCAGGTTAAAGCGACAATGGGTATTCACGAGAAATTAGAGTTTATCTTCTTACAAGGTTTATCTTCTGGTATTGGATTAGTAGAAGACGAAAACAACGTTGGAACTGGTATTCGTGTTGATTACGGATATTTAGCTTCTAACAAGTTTGGTGCTTCACTTCCTTGGTCAAATCCTAACGCAAAGCCTATCGATGATATTAAGCGTGTTATAAAAGAAGCAAGAGCAAAAGGTGATAATATCAAAGTATTGATGATGTCAGATACAACTTTTGACAAACTTGCTGAAAACGCTCAAACTCGCCAAAACTTTGCTTTCTCTCAAAACTTTAGCGGTGAAAACGCTAACATTCCAACACCTGATTTCGAACAAGTAAATGCTTTAATGCAAAGAAAATTCGGTTTAACAATTGTTGTTGTTGATAGAACCGTAACTACTGAGCGTGATGGCGTTAGAACTGTTCATACTCCTTGGGCTACTAACAATGTAATCTTCTTAACTTCTCCAAAAGTAGGTAAACTTGCTTATGGTATTTTAGCAGAAGAAACACGTAAGTCACCAAAAGTGATGTATGAAAAATCAGGTTCATTCATCTTATTGAAAAAATGGTCAACAGAAGAGCCTTTTGCAGAATTCACTTCTTCTCAAGCTTTAGCCTTGCCAGTTATCAATAACGTTTCTTCAATTTACTTATTAAATTGTGAAGAAGCAGCGACTGACGCTCAAACAGAAGGTGATGCTAATTTCGCTTACAAAGGAACTTCTTACACAAGAACATCTGTAATTGCTGCAATTAATTTAGCATTAGGTTCAACGAAAGCTAAATCAACTAATACTGATGTTACTTTATTGAAATATGTAAATGAGTTATCAGATGATCAAATTTTAGTATTCGAAGCTAACATAACAGAAGCAGTCTAAAAAATTAGCTAATGCATTCAGAAGAAATCATACAATCTTTAACTGAAAGAATTGGGTTTGGTTCACCACAAGAGGATAGCTTCACTTTACAGATAAGTGAAGCCATCCAAAATGGTGCTTCTGGTCGTATTTTCAAATCATTTCATTCATTAGTAACGCTTGAGAATATCATTTCTGCAATAGAGAATTTACAACCTACTGCGGAAGAATTCGAAGCAATATTGAATGAATTCAGAAAAGCTGCTGTTTTAGAGGTTTTAAGTTTAGTCTTAGATTCACACGAAGACTACATAAATGATGATAGTTATGATGCTAGCATTACTCAAAACATAAGCCTTTTTGATAATGCAATTGGATATAAAGTAGCTATTATGGTTATTGAAATGTTCATGAGCACCAAAAGAAACAACATAGTTGAGCGAAATGCTAAACTTTCTGTATCAAATTTAAAATTGGAGTTAGAAGGATATAGAAACGATTCAGGTGTTTTGGTTGCTAAAGGTTTGGTTCACAAGTTTGAAAATGCGATTAAAACCGCTCAAAAGAAAATATTCCCATTTAAACTTACTGTAGAAGACGGAAATGCTTGGTAATTATGGCAAATTATAACACATATACACCTCTAGGAATTGATGCAAAAATCAAATTTATTCAAGATGCTTTACATGGCCATCTTGGATTTTCTAATGTTGATTTTTATGGACGTGTTCAAAAGAGTTTGAACAAAGATTCAAAGACATATATTCCAGAAGTTCATGTTTCTAAAACAGAACGAAAAGAAGTGTATTATGATGATAAAAATGCGCCAGGAGGAAATGTTTTTTTCGTTGAAGAAGATGATAAACACACTACCAAAGATGGAGTTGTGTTTGTTGCAAAAGTTAAGATTGTCTTTATGTTGAATTTGGATAAACTTTATCCAAATACTAACAATAGAGCTGATACAGAAGTTCAGGATCATTGCCTAAAATTGGTTAGAAGATTAAAAATATTAGATATTACGGCTGTCGAAAAGGGAGTTTTAAACGTGCTTAAAGGCTTTAATATTGAAAATGTAAAGTTGAATGATATGCAACCTTACCATATTTTCTCAATCAATGGCGAGTTAAAATACATGTTCAATTGTAAAACTGAAAGCGGAATTACTAATAACAATGGAGTGGCGGGTAATTCTTTTGTTTGCGCTAACGGAAACAAATACATTCAAATCCAACACACTTTTAATAATCCTTTTACACCTAATTTAAAGACAAAATTTAAAGATTTTACATCTTTAGAAATAACTGAAATGTGGTTAAATAATAATGATTATGCTTGTGGAATAGGAGGTTTAAATATTTTTATTTGTACCGATAGATTTGAAATAGGAAGCACGATAAGGTTTTCAAATAATTCAGAAATAATGCCGAACAATTCAATTTGGAATGGATATTATATAGCTAATCAAACTGGATATAGTGGAAATGGTTCTATTAATGGCGTTGAAATCGAATATAGATTTAACCCAAATAGATCATGCCCTTATGGCGCTACTAACCCAATAACAAACCCTCCTTTACCTTTAAATTTCTGGGCTGATACAGTTGAGCCAGTAATAATAAAAATAGAAGGCGGAGTAGTTACAGAAATCATTTCATTGCCTATGAACGGTTTTGCATACGAAGGATAAAAAAATATTAATTGTAAAAACTAAAAAAGATGTCAAAAGCTATTATAGAGTGCGCTCAAGCAAACGCACAAACCTTAAACACAGGAGCGAAAGAGCAATGTTTAACCGCACCGGTTGTACGTCATGCCTTAGCTGAAACTTCTCAAGAATTCCCTACAGCGGAAGCTGCTAAAACATTAGCGACTTGGAGAACGGCAGAAGCAGAAAAGAAAATTATCCCATTATTTGAGATTGAAACTTTGGCTGTTGCTGACACAGAAGACACTTACTACGAAGGTAGAAAGCGTTATAAAACCAAAAATGGTAAAAAAATAAGAACCTTTGAAAGTCACTTAGGTGCTTGTTCTCATAGAGCGTTAGCTTCTTATCATGGTAAGAAAATGCGTGTTTATGAGTTCACAGATGCTCAAGAAATCAAAGCTTGTACACCAGACGGAACAAAAGTTCGTGGTCAATTAGTTACTATCGAAGTTGGTAAAATGGTAGATGCTACCGACGAAAAACCACAATACACTCCAGTAACTTTGACTTACGAAGATTACAAAGAGTTCGAAAATGGTCCAGTAGTTTTAAAACCAACTTGGTCACACATCGAATTACAAGGTATTTTCGATATTGATTTAGCTTTAGTTTCTGCTTCTGCTACTTCAATTAAATTCAAAGCTTCAGCTGGATGTTCTGGTGATGATGTAGTGAAAGTATTTGAAAGTACAGATGTTGTTCTTTTAGATGGAACAGGAGCTGCTCATACTCACTCATTTGTAGCTGCAGATGAAAACGGAGTTTATGAATTAACAGGAACTGGCTTTGCTAACGGTTTCACGGTCAACTTAGACGGGGTGGTTCAAAAAACAGAGGCTACTTACGAAAGTACAGGTGCTTTAACTGTTTCGGGAATCATTTAATAGTTTCTGATTATGGCAAAAGCAACACGTAACCAGTACAAAGGAATTACGTTTGAAGAAAATTATAGTAGAACGTTTGACCAATTCAAAAAGGAATTTGAAAATACACACGTATTCAAGAAAATTCCTGAAAAAGAAAGGCTTGTTGAATTGAAAAAAGCGTTTAAAATCGCTACTCAAAAGCCTAAAGAAGAAGTTTAAATCAACTTATTGTAGAAGAGGACGTGTGATGTGGCAACATATTACAACGTCCTTTTTTTGTTAATCATCATGGCTACACTAAAAGAACAATTACAAAAAGCAAATCGACTTACTGCCGAAAAAGTAAATCAGGAGTTATTCGATTTTATCCGAAGTATTGAATCGGAATTGACGGCTTTGAATAGAAAGCAATTGAACGAAAAATCAAAGGATATTTATGGCGATGCAATCGGTTTCTATTCTTATGCAACCGAAGTAATTACTAAAGGAGCTAAAAAGAAAGGAGAACCTTTTGATGCTAAAGACACAGGAGGTTTACTTGGTGGATTGTATGCTAAAATTCAAAACAACATGGTTGTGTTTGGCTCAACTGATCCAAAAGTTGATTTGATTATGGATTCGGATAATTGGCTTTCAAAAGACTTGTTCGGTCTTAGTGATGAGAATTTAAACATGGTTATTGAAGAAAAACTAAAACCATTCATATTACAACTTTACAGAAACACATTAGAGATATGATTTACGATTCATTAGAGGTTATTCCATATAAAATTTTCATGCGTATTGTAGAAGACAATTCTTTGATTCATTTGCTTTCTTCCAATAAAGAAGAAGATAAAGAATTGCTTAAGAATATATGGAATGAACTATTTCAAGAATATACTGCTATTTCTCCCGAAAAGGAAGAAATGAAACTTTTGCAATTGGAAAAAGAAATCGCATTTATTGAATGCAAACATAAAGGTATTATGGTTGCATTAACTGCGCTTGATTTTGACTATAATCAGGAGCTTGTAGACATTCTTTTAAGTTATGGATACAAACTATCCAAAGAAACATATTACGATGATTTAAAGCGAATTGAAAGAGAAGCTTCGGCATTAGAAATGAAAGCTAAAAACATCAAAAAAAGGCTTCCAAAAAAAGACTCTAATTCTGTTTCAACAAAAGTTAGTATTGATCGTGTTTTCGCCTTCTATTCTTCTGTTTTAGGGTATGATTTTGAATACAATACAATTTCGGTTACAAAGGTGCTTGCCTTAAAAGAACAGGTTGACAATAAACTAAAGAGTATTGAAGACCAAATAAAAAGAAATAAATCCAATAATTCTAAAAAATAGAAATTATGTCTGGAGGAACAATAACACGAAAAGACCTTATTACTGATGAAGGTCTTGAATTCGGAAAAGAATATGCTAAAAACATTCAAGTTGCCATACAAGCAAATAATGAATTAGTAGATTCTGCTAAAGCATTAGCTCAAGTAGCAACAGCTTATCAAAAAGCAAATAATTCTCAAGCTTATATAACAGCTAAAAACGAGGAGAAATTGGCTTTACAAAGAGTTGAAAATGCAATTAAAGCCGAAGAAGCTGCTTTAAAGAGTGCTGAAAAAATAAAACAAGAAGCATTAAGAACTAAGAAATTAGAACTAGATGCTATAAACAAAGAAGAAGCTGCTAAAAAAAGAAGCACTAAATTAACTATTGAGGAACGCGTTCAGAACGAAATCAACAATAGAGTATTAAAACAAGCTGCACTTGAAAAATTAGGCTTGGTTTCGGCTTACGATAAATTAAATCGTTCCAGAACAGAAGCTAAAAATAAACTTCGAGATCTGATTGCTACGGAAACGGCTTCAACAGAAGCTATAAAAAAGGCACAAGCAGAGTTTGATAAATTAGATGCAAAAGTAAAACGTGCTGATAAAGCTGTTGGTGATTTCACTAAAAATGTTGGGAATTATCCAAATTTAAACTCATTCACTTCAGGATTAAGAGATTTAGTTGGTGCGTTTGGTTTAGTTGGAGGAATTACGGCTTTTGCTTCAGTTGTAAAAGGTAGTATAACTACTATTAGAGAGTTTGAGCAGTCAATTGCAGATTTAAGAGCTATAACCGGTGCAAGCGGTGAAGATTTAGATTTCTTAAAAAGAAATGCTATTGAAATGGGTAAAGGGGTTAAAGGCGGTGCTAAAGCAGTAGTTGAATCATATAAACTTATTGCATCTGCAAAACCTGAGTTGCTTGAAAATGTAAAATCATTAAATCAAGTAACAAAGGCGGTTATAACTCTTTCCCAAGCATCTGGAATGGAATTGCCAGAAGCTGCAACTGCTTTAACTGATGCAATGAATCAATTTGGAGCACCAGCGGAAGAAGCAGCTTTCTTTATTGATGCATTAGCAAATGGTGCAAAGTATGGTTCTGCTGAAATTCCTGAGATTACAGATGCTTTATTAAAATTTGGAGCAGTTGCTAAATCATCAAACGTAAGCATTGGAGAATCAACCGCTTTAATTGAGTTATTGGCTGAAAAAGGATTGAAAGGTGCGGAAGCTGGAACAGCATTAAGAAACGTACTTTTAAAATTGTCTGCTCCAGATGCATTACCAAAAGATGCTCAAAAAGTTATTCAAGGATTAGGTATTGATTTTGAATTTTTAAAGGATAAAACTGTAACTGTTCAACAAAAATTTGAGGCTTTAAAACCATTGTTACAAGATGATGCGAATTTGGTTAAGGTTTTTGGTTTGGAAAATGTTGTAGCTGCTAAAAATGTAATCGGGCACACTGATAGATTAGCAGAATTGACTTCTAAAATGGATGAATTCGGAACAGCTCAAGAACAAGCAACTTTAAGAACCCAAACTTTAGAAGGCGATATTGTAAAGCTTGGTTCTTCATGGGATAGTTTCATACTTTCATTAAACAAAGGTGATAGTGTAATATCTCGTTCTTTATCTAATTTGATTGGATTGTTTAACAAAGCAATTGAAGGTTATGCATTCCTTCTGGAATCTGATAAACAACAAGCAACAAGACTTCAAGATAAAACGTATAATGAAAATTTAACAAATTCAACTAAAGCAATTTTTGAAAATTATAATCAGATTGAAAAGGAGATTAAAGGGATAAATGATTTGATTTTAAAACAGCAAACATTGTTAAGAAGTAATCCTAATAATCAAAATGCTAAAAACGAATTAGATAATTTAAAAGCTCAAAAAGAAGCGTTAAAAGAATTATTAGAGGTTGAGAAAAACGCTATTTCACTGGATGCAGTATCAGCCTTGCCCGATTTAGAAAAAAGAGTTGAAACCATTAATTCTGAAATAAAAGCTTTGGAAAGTAAAAACATTTCTCTTAAAAAAGTAGTTGATTCAGAAGTTTATGCAACATCAAAATACGCTAAGGCTTCAAGCGAATTGAAGAAAAATGAAGAAAAAATAAATAGTTTAACTATTACTCTTGGATATGCAAAAAGTGATGTGGATGCATATAGATCTGCTTACGATAAATTGAATCCAGCAATCAATGAAAATTCTGAAGAAACTAAAGAGAATACCAATTTATTGAAGCAAAATGATGACGCAAAAAAAGAAGCTGAAAAAAGAAGAAAAGAGGAACTCGCAAGATTAAAAAAACTTGATGATGATGCTTTTGCATTGGCTAAGTTCAGAATGGAGCAAGAAATTGAATTTAGCAATGATATTGCTGATAATGAAGAGGAAGCTGTTCAAGATAGAATTGACGCTTATTTAAACGCACAACAAGTTGAGGTTTCATTAGCTCAAGAAACAGCTGCACATAAATTACGTGCTATTTCTCAATATAATGATGATGTTCGAGATTTGACTAACAATGAAATTGATGCTCTTATTAATGGTGGTCAAATTAAGAAAGAACTAACTAATGATGAAATATTAGTATTGGAAGAATACCAAGCTAAAAAGGCGAAATTAGACAAAAAAGACCTTGAAAATCGTCAACGAATTATTGATTCAATAATTGAAATCGAACAGAAGAAAACGGATAATGTTTTGCAAAATCAGGATACTGAATTAAACAAAAGGCTTGAAGCGGAAAACAAATTATATGCTAAAAATCTTGAGTTATCAAAAGGAAATCAAGCTGAGATTGAAGCTTTGACTTTGCTTCATGAAGAAGAAGTTTTCAACATCAAAAAAGAGTATGCTAAAAAGGCATTGACTGAACAAATCAACGCCTTGCAAACACTTTTAGATGCAGAAGCTAAAAAGCCAGAAGCAGAAAGAATCTCAGCCGACAAAATTGCCGAAATTCAGAATAAGTTATCAAAATACCGTTTACAACTTTCAGAAGAGGATTTAAAAAATGCTGAATTTACATCTTCTGCTATGGTTCAACTTGAAGCCGATGCAGTCGCTCTAATAAAAGAACTTCAAGCTGAATTATATTCTACTATGAAGGATTTAGTTTTTGCTTTGTTTGATGCGAAAATTCAAAAAATTGATGAAGACATTCAAGCCAATGATGAGTATTACGCACAGCAGCTGGAAATGGCTGAAGGGGATGCCGCACAACAAGCTTTAATCGAACAAGAGCGCGACAAAAAGCGTAAGGCTTTAGAAAGAGAAAGACGTAAGGAAGAATTTAAAGCGGCCGTTGCTAAAAAAGTTATTTCTACTGCTGAAATAGCTGTAGATTTAGCAAGAACATTAGTAGCTATTAATTTAGCAGCTGCACAAATGGACGCTTTAATACCTTTTTCTGGAGTTCCTTATCGTGCAATCCAAGTTCCGTTAGCTATTGGAGTAGCGGCTGCTCAAACTGCTTTAGTTTTAGCGCAACCATTGCCAAAGTACGAAAAAGGAACACAAGGAAAACCGCATAAAGGAGGTAAAGCATTAGTTGGAGAGGTTCGCCCTGAGGTTATCTTGGAGCCTGGAAGAAACCCTTATGTAGTAGAAAAACCAAGTATTTTGAATTTACAAAAAGGAACTGAGGTAATTCCTTCTATCGATGAATATCAGCAATTACAAAGAGCGTCAATATTAGCAAGTTTGGATATGGAAGGCAAAAAGGCTAAAAACTATCAAGGAAATGATGCTTTTAATGCTCGATATGATGCTGAACTTTTGGAAGAGTTAAGAAGAAATACCGAAGCTACCAAGAAAAATAAATCAAATGTTGTAGTCCAAAACAACATTGATTTAGGGCACGAGATTTGGAAATTGTCTAACATAAAATGGGGAGCATAATGAGTGGAATTAATCAAACATATTTTGATAGAGTTAGATTCATATTGCAAAATGACAACCTTGGCTCTTTAATTATTGAAGAGCCAATTGGTTGGAATTCTGACGAGAAAGAATTATCACGACACAAAGACTATCACGGGATTTTTCCTAAATTCTCAAATAATTTAAAGTTTAAAGGACAAGCGAAAGACTACCTGCAAACTTTATACGATGTATATGGAATAAATGCTCAAGTACGTTTAGTAAAAGATGAGAAGCATCCAAAAACCGATGAATGGGTACGTTCTTATTATGGGTATTTAGATATGTCAACTCGTCAAGTTGAAAATAATACCATTGCATTAAAATTCAATTCTGGAGGATTAGAAGCGGAATTAAAATCAAGGGAATCAGAAGCGGTAGAAATTACAAGAACAACTACTTTAGACGGTATTCCTTTAAATGATTTAAACATTAATCAGGTTGAGTTAGATGGTAGAAGAATATTTTTAAAGTCTATTTGGCAAACTGACGAATCAAATAATGTAGCTTCATTGCGTGTTTATTCTGATGATGGAAACACACGTTCAAAAGCAACCGGTTTTCCTCTAAAACTTATAAATAGATCACACGAGGAAGCGCATTCAGTTATTCCTCAAAGTTATGGTTCTAATGATACAGGAAGCACTGGCATGATGATGTTAGCAACATTTGATAGAGCAAGAACAATAAGATTAATTGGTTCTGATATATCATTTTTACCAATTATTACTGAGCCTGATATTACTGAGTCTGATTGGTCTTGGGCTTATTTCAAAATATCTCTTGTTATTTATGAAAATGGGATAAATTATGATGTAAAAGAAAGAAGGACTTTGTTTTGGGCTGATACAAACCCGAATAAAACCGGTGTAACAACATCTCTTTATAGTTTTCAAAGACGAAACCCAGTTGGTGGTGGTTATGTAAATGTTGGAAGAAGATTTGGATTTGATTTTGACGAAGTTTTAAATGTTGGTGCAGGAGAAAGCGTTGCTTTAGAAATATTGATTAAAGCCGATTTAAGAAACTTCATCACTTCAAGAGCACGTTATTATGTTAGAGTTGAAGATTTAAAGGGAACTGTTGTAACCGAAGAAGATTCATTCTTTGAAAAATCGGTTGCAAATTGTGTTTTACCTCATGAAGTAGCAGAAAGGCTTATTGAAGTTTATACCAATAAGAAAGTTTTAAAATCTGATGTTCTAGGTAGAACAGATATTGGATATCAAACAGACGGAAAAGCATCTTTAGTAGGTTTATCTCATGGGTTTTGGGTTCGTCAATTTGATAATTCTGATGAGGTTTTTAGACCGCTAACTACTTCTTTAAAAGAATTTATGGAAAGCTTTTCTGCAACCCATAATTTAGGTTTAGGAATTGAAAATGATGGTTTCAAAGAGTTTGTTAGAATTGAGGAATTAGGCTATTTCTACAATAGAAACACCACAATTAAACTCCCTAATCAGGTTAAAAATGTAAAACGAAGTGAAGCAGTTGATTACTATTATTCATCGTTAGAATTAGGTTTTGAAAAAGGCGGTGATTATGAAGAAGCATTTGGTTTGGTTGAGTACAACGGAACAACAAAGTTTGCAACGGCAATTAAAGTGCTAAGAAATGCTTATTCTAAATTATCAAAGTATCGCGGCGATAGTTATGGTGCCGAATTCGCTAGAAGAAAACCAAAACTAACTCACGGAACAGAAGATACTCGTTATGATTCTGATGTTTTCCAATTTGATATGAAAAGAGATAGTTTATCAACTATTTTCAAGTTAAGAAAGTGGCAAGATGATTTCGAGCAAGCGCCAATGGGAACATTCTCTCCTGACACAGCTTACAACTTAAGATTATCGCCATTTAATTCAATGCTTCGTCATGGTTGGGTTATCGCTTCAGGATTGACAAAATATTTGAGTGATTATGTAAGATATACAAGTTCATCTGCTAATAGTTCACTTTCTACTAAATTAATTGGTGGTAATGAGTATGCAGAAAATGGAAATATCATAAACGCTGAACTTGGAAGGCCTCGATATGTTACAGAATTCATCGAATTTGAACATGAAGTAACATTTGATATCAATCAGCAGTTAAATGGCCATAAAATAATACTTGGTAAAAAAATACCTAACATTTATGGCTGTGTTGAATTCACAAATGAAAACGGACAACAAGAAAAAGGATTCTTAATGAATTTAAAGCCAAATGGTAAAGGAAATTGGAAGCTTTTAAAGGCTTATTCTTAGTTTATTTAATTGAAAATAAGTATATTTAGATATTAATTTTTTAATAAAAATTTATGATAGGAATTTATAAAATAACATCACCAAAAGGAAGAGTTTATATTGGTCAAAGTATAGATATAGAAATGAGATTCAAGCATTACAAAGCCATGTATAATTGTAAAGGGCAAACTAAACTTTATAATTCATTTCTTAAATATGGAGTTGAAAATCATCAATTTGAAATTTTATGCGAATGTGATGTTTTAGAACTAAACAAAAAAGAAAGACATTACCAAGAATTATATAATGTTTTAAAAAATGGGCTAAATTGTTTGTTGACTAAAACTTCAGATAAAAGCGGATTTGCATCTGAAGAAACTATTGCTAGAATTAAAATCGCTAATAAATTAAAAAGAGTTGGAAAAAAACATTCAGAACAAACTAAAAAAAAGCTATCCGAAATAAGTAAATTGAATGTTATAGGAAGAAAACATTCAGACGAAACTAAATTAAAAATAAAATTATCTAGTATGGGAAACAAGAATAGTTTAGGAACTAGAAGAAGTAAAGATTCTAAAGAAAAAATGTCTAAATCTCAAAGGAATAATCATTCTTGTAAAAAAATAATCTTAGATACTCAAATTGGTGTTTTTTATTTAGGAATAGTTGAAGCGTCTAATGTTTATTCTATAAATAAAAGCACACTAACAGGTATGTTAAATGGTAGTGATAAAAATAAAACAAGTTTAATATACGTTTAAAAGCATATTAAAATGGCAAAAACATTTAAAATTACCTTCAATGAAGATTTAGTAATTGGAAGTACAATAACATTCGATATTAGAAATAATAATTTTACGCCTTCTATTGCAGTTTCATTGGCTCATCAATGGGTTGCTTTAAGAAATGCTGCATTTAAGGTTACCACAACACCTCCTGATATTGACAATCCAGGCGAAGCGACAGCAATTCAATATATGCAAGCTATTCAATTGGATTATGGAGGTACTTTTTCTAATATTTCAAGAACTGGAAATGCAGTATTTTTAACTGTTGATTACAATTATCTTGATTTTGAGGGAGGATTAGCAATGATGGATGTTTCAACTGTTGCTAATGTTGACTTTGAATTGGTTGCTAATGTAACAACTATTGAAATTGACTCCGTTTCATTTTCTCAAGCTTCAACTACTCCTTGCCAAAATGTAGCCATTGAAGTTGAAACCAATATTTTAGCAACAAAAATTATAAGTCCGGTTAATGTAAATCCAAATACAGACAATCCTTTTACTTTTGAATGGCTAAGAGGTCAATCAATTAGTATAGTTGTTGAAGATGCGAACGGAAATCAATACACACAACAAGTAGATACACCAAGTTTACTTAGTCCTAATGATTTTGATTTACAAATTAATTCAACTCCAGCAGGAGCAACGATTGTCGTTTATAATCCAACATCTATTGGTTTTGATTTTCAATATTCATTGGATAATTCATCATGGCAAACATCAAATGTGTTTAGCGGATTAGTAGCAGGGAACTATACTTTGTATGTTCGTGATAAATTGGGGTGTGCAATTTCCAAGACTTTTATAGTTGATGAATTTGGAATTCAAACACCTTACTTCTACATTTCAAAAGCAAATAGCATTCGTTTTGCAAATAGAATTGATTTTGGTGATGCTGGGAATTATAAAACAGATGAAAACACTTTAAGTTGTGAGGTTGATGTAAAACTTCCTTACCATGAAGTACAATTGTTTCAGACAGCCGATGTAATTACAACTCAATTCAAATCGAATTACAAAACTAATACAGCAAAGGTTATTCGTGCAAATGGTGATGAGGTTGCAGTACCTGTTTTAAAGAAATCAAACTACATAGGCAACAAAGATTCTCGCGATGCTCGTAAGTATGATTTAGGAAATGGAAAAACTGGTATTTATTTTATTTCTGGTAACATTTATAATTACGATACTGGTTTTCCAACTGGAGAAACACACTATTTGAATGGTGGTCTTCCAATTTGGGCAAAGTCAGGAGGATATGTAAAAGTAGATGCTGAATGGTTTTTGATAGAGGATATATTGTTTGATGAAAGCAAAAACGCTGAAATAATTGTTATTTCAAGTAGTTATTCTGGAGCTGATGTTTCGGTAATTGCTGGAACGATTTACAACATTTTCGACTATGAAATTTATGAGTTTACTATCGATATGGTTGATTATATAGATGAGGTTATTCGTGTTTCAATAATTGCAGAAGATGACAATTTTACCACAATTACATTACTTTCAGAAGATATATTTGTACAAGTAGTTCATGAATTTACAAAAGAACTTAACTATTGGAATGATGATAATACTGACGTGTTTTACGCTACAGGAATTAAGCATAAAATTAGAATTCCTTTTTTCAAAAGAAATGGCGATGTTGAGGAATCATCAGAAACGCATAAAACAGACACAAATACCGTTTTGTTGAATTCTGAATTATACGAAGTTGACGAGTTTATATTTGAGCCTGTAAGCAAAGAAATTTGGAGAAAGCTAATGATTGCTTTATCATGTAAAAACGTTCTAATTGACGGCGTTGGATATGTAAAATCGAATAGTTTTGATACCGAAGGACCATTGGAAGATACAAACCTTTATGTGTTGACAGCAAAAATGATTAAAACGGGTAATGTATTCAATTCCGAAATATCAGGAAGCGTTGATTTTAACTCTACAAATATTGAAGTTCCAGGATTAATTGATATTGGTTCGGGTGGTTTCTTGAAATACTAATTATATAATTTTCGAGTAAAGTTGTATATAATTTTTCGGAATAATTGTAAAATGAAAAAGCCTCTTTAATTAGAGGCTTTTATTATTGGTATGTTTTTTAATCTTTCAGAAATCTTATTCAATTTTTCTGCTAATTCAGGAGATACTTTAACTTCTGCAACAATGGTTTCATTTGCCAAAATAAATTGATTACCATTTTTATCAGTAATCATTTCGGGTTTTTTCTCGCCTGATAGGTTGTTATTTTCCATTACTTACCTTCTTTAAATTTCTCTAATCCTTTTCTGTGGGTTTCCTCGTCAATCACTGTTAAGTTCTTGTGTTCGTGAATGTGAGTGTGGTAGTGGTGGTTTATCGATTTATCAATGTAGGTTGGTTTTTCCTCTCGGTCAGGAAACAAGATACCACCGATGAACTTGCCTACAAGCCAGCCACCGCCTACAAATACTATAAATAATAGAACGAAAAACCACATAAGCAAATTTACAAAAAATGCTGTTTAGATAGCGTTAAACTCTTAATAATTACATTTTTACCTTTTATTTATATTTAGACTAAATAAAAATAATTACATTTGTGAAAGTAAAACGCAATTAAAATGAGTACACTAACTTATTTAACTACATTAGTCCAGCAAGCAATATCAAGGCTTAATAATTACGAAGCTAACGCTAAGAAAGTTGATGAATTACCACATCAAACGGCTTTAAATACTAACTCAAAAATTCCAGTATCAAGAGCAGGAGTTTCGGAGTATATAACAGTTGACCAAATTGCAAGCGCTATTCAAAACGGTAATTACAATCAGCTTTTAGCTGTTGGTTCGATAACTGTTAATGAATTGACTAATGAAATAATTGTTGCTTCTGGAGTTACGGCTCAAATTAACGGTTCTATTTATCAAACTACAACCGATACAACTATTCCAATAACCTTATGTCCTGCTGGTTTTACTAGAAAGGATATTTTGGTTTTAACAACAAGCAATACTGTTATTGCAATTTCGGGTGAAGAAACAGATGGAGCAATTGTTTTAGCGCCACCTACTCCATTAGATGCAATTTATATTACTGAATTTGATGTTAATGATACTGTCATTGGAACACCAGGAGACCCAGTTTTAGGAGCTCAATTCAAAAAGAAAATCGAAAACAACCGTTATAAATCAAAACTATCAGGTGAAAATGTGATAATTCCTTTTCAAGCTGCTGGTCAATCGCATTACAGTGTTACTAATGCTGCATTAGTTAGTGTGGCTGGATTTACAACAGCAGGATTGACAACTCCAATGTATGAAGGACAAGATGTAATTTTTGAAAACCAAACAGGGCATGAAATTACGTTAATAGATTCTTACGGTGTTGACACTTCATTCGTTATTGGAGATGACTTAATTGTTCCAAACGAAGGTAAAATTTGGTTTAGATTTAGAAATAATGAACTCGAGCTTATCGATAAGAATTGGTTTAAAATTAATGAAGTAGCAACTGCTCAAAATTTAGGAGAGTTTATAGATAGTTTAGATTCTAAAACAGATGTAAAAGATACAGATGAATTTGTTTTATCGGATAGTGATGATGAATTAAAATCAAAAAAAACTAGGTTTTTAGATATTAAGAATAAGTTAAAATCATACTTCGATACATTTTATTTATCGTTAAGTATTTTTAATGATTTTGTAGAAGATGTATTTTCTAGTTTGGACAACAAACTTGACAAATCATCAACACCATCTAGCGTATATACAACTGATTCAGAAGGTTTGCAAGTTATGAAGCCTATTAGTGAGTTTCAAACACCAGTTGGTGATTATGTAACTGTAAATACAACACAAATAGTTACAGGAAAAAAAACATTTAATGATGTTGGATTAATAAAAAAAAATCAAACATATTTATTCCCAGACCAATCTGGTGGTAATTTTTATATTGGTGGTACTGGTGGTTATGATAGATTTGAATTTATTTCGTTAGATGGTTATGAAGGTGATGGTTTTGGTTCATCACAAATATATTCTAATCCAGAAGATGGTAGTGGTATTGTTCATAATAGTTTAGATAATCAAATTAGTTCAATGTTAAATATTAATCAAACTAATACATTTATAAGAAATAATTTTAATGGTAATAGAACTACACTTTATGTTGATGGTCAGAATAGTAAAATAAAAATAGAAGGAACACAAAATAAATTTGCTACTCTAGGTACATCATTAATAACTGGTACTAAAAACTTTGAATTTCCAAATAATAGTGGAACACTAGCATTGTTAAGTGATTTGACAGACACACAAAATGCTTTAAATTTAAAATTACCAATAGAATCTCCTTCGACTACAGGAACCTTAATATCCTTTACTACTGATAAAGTACACGGAACTTTAACCACACCTGAAACAGGAAATATTACAGCAGATGTTACCAATGCAAAACTAGGAGTCACAAACATTATCATACACAATTCGGGAACTGCTCCTACTTTTGGAAGTGAGTTCAAAAAATTAAGTGGTAGTGGAAATTATGTTACAGGAGTGGTAAATTACATCTATTGTACATATATCAGTACTACTGAAATTATTTATTCTATTAACCAAAGAGCATAGTAGTATGAGTATAAGAAGAATGATGTTATTTACATTAGGAGGAATTTTCAAATCTATAATATCTCTATTTAAAACAAGAGTTCTAAATGATGGTGGTACTTTTGAAGCTGAAACTAATTTAGAAAATCAGTTAAATACACTAGGTAGTGATTTGTTTAATAGTGCATCTTTAGTCATTACACCAAACGGAGTTAAGACAAGTAAACTATATACCATTAAACCTAATGACGGAACTGGTGATTTAAGTGTAGTAAGAAACACTTCTGCAACAAGAATTGATGAAAATGGTAATATAGTTAATGTTCCTGCTAATATGGCAAGAATAGACTATTCTAATGGAAGCCCTGCTATTTTAGTGGAACCGCAAATGACAAATATTTGGACAAATAATAATAATACGAATGGTTATTTAAATAACCCCTTTGCTGTTAAGCAAAACATAGTATCTGATGCTTTTGGTAATGGTTTTGATGGTTTTGAGTATAATTTTAATGGGGGAGTGGAGTTTATATCATCACTTAATTCAATTAGAGTATTTGATACAAGAACTTTCCCCTATCAAAGATTATGTCTTTACATTAAAAACCCATCATCTGATTTCTTTGGTATTAATTTTCTTAATGTTGGAGAAGTTATATTTAAGTTCTCTACATTGGAAGTGAGTAATAGTACATTAGGTTCAATAAGAAAGATAAATGATGATACATATGCTCTATACATACATAATGATAATGCCACTATGGGACAATTCTCACAAGTTAGAGTTGCTTTTGTAACATCTTTAACAAGTGATACAAATGTGGATGGTAGTGCTATTTTAGGTTTAGGTTTCTTTCAACAAAGTTCAACCGTAAATACACTACCAGACGTATATGGACCAATAGTAACTAACACCGGTGCTGTTACAAGAAATGGTGATTATATCTATAGAGATGGTATTGAAGATTTAATAGGACAAACAGAAGGTTCTATTTTTTGTGAGTTTTCAGTTAAATATAATAGAAACTGGAACTCTGGTATATTTGTATTAAGAGCCACATCAACAACAAATGAAAGAATTGCTCTTAGATTTAATAGTGTTCCAGGAAGACCATCCGGAGGTCAATTAAACTTATTTATTGTAGCTGGTGGTGCACAAGCAGTAAATCTAAATTCTGGTTTAATCCCATCACCTAATCAAAGATATAAAGTATGTGCTACTTATAATCAAACTGAACAAAAGATTTATATAAATGGTGTATTAGTTGCAACAAGAACAGGTTCATATACTCAACCAGGTGAATTAACAACAGTTCAATTAGGTGGGTATGGTAGTTCTACAGTAACAAATGGAAATATAAATATGTATAATGGATTAGTTTTTAAGACTGTCCTTTCTGATACAGAAGCAATAAATTTAACAACACTATAATTATGAACATATACAAATTAAAATATACAGACAGAGAAACTGCAATCACTGATTTAATCAGTAAAAATGTTTATATTGAAACTGAAGCAGGTTTAGAATATGGAACAGGTATACAAGCAATTGTTGAAATAGGAGTGATTACATTAGTAGAAGGTGATTTAGAAACTGAACCTATTTATGCAGATGGTTATCACTATGATGTGATGAGTGAACAAGAAATAGTATTTGAAAATGAAATACAAGTTAACAACCCAAAACATATGTTTGCTGGTATAAATTAAACATATAAAACAAAATAAAACGTACTAAGGGCTTATATCTATTATCTACCTATTAAAATTTTTCTAACCATAAAAACTAAAACTATGTCATTAAATCAAAGAAGAAATATCGTTCAATGGTTCTTGCTTTTAGCAGGAATTGCATTAATCGTCATGCAAGTAACAAAGTACGGGAATGGTACTTTAGAACTAAAAATTGAAGAAGGAATTGTTACGCTTGTTGCCGTGACACTTGCTTTAGCTCCGAAACTAATTTTAGAGAGTATCGAAAAATTTATTAACTCGAAATATGGAAACAAAAATGAGTCATAAAATAGAACTTTCAGCTATGATAACAGGCGCATTAGCTTCAACTTTCGTAAATGATTTGATGCAAAAAATTGTTATCACCACAGTTGCAATGGTAGTAGGTACAACAGTCGCTTACTATTGGAAAAAATTTTTAGAAAACAGAAAAAAGAAGTAAGTAATGGCAGTATTTGAAAAAGCGCCTTTCAAAAAATCAAATTACGAAGGCAGTAAAATTGAGAAGCTAGCTCCTATTGTTGCAAAGTGGGAAGGTGGTTATGTGAACGACCCAATCGATAAAGGCGGTGCTACAAACATGGGTGTTACCGTTGGAGCATGGAAATTATTAGGCTACGACAAAAACGGAGATGGCATCATCAACAACGCTGATATGAAGTTGTTATCTAAAGATGATTTCAAGTTTGTACTTCGTAAATATTGGGATAAATGGCAAGCCGACCAAATCAAAAATCAATCAATTGCTAATATTTTGGTGGATTGGCATTGGGGGTCTGGTAAATGGGGAATTGTTATTCCGCAAAGGCTTTTAGGCCTTACACAAGACGGAGTTGTAGGACCAAAAACCATTGCTAAAATTAACGAAGAAATCGACAAAGATGCCGAAGCGTTATTTGATAAGATTTTTGCAGCTCGTGTGAAGTTCCTTGATGATATTGTAAAAAACAATCCAAGTCAAAAGCGATTTATCAAAGGTTGGAAAAACCGCTTGAACGACTTTAAATTTCAGTTTTAATTATGGAAGCACCACAAATCAATCTTCACAGAATCAATTGGCAGCGCTTATTCCTAATTGGAATTATAATCTTTCTATTGTGTTTAAATTACATTCAATGCGAAAATCAAAACATTGCAACGGCAACTATCGAAGCTCAAAATTCCGAAATATCAACCTATAAGTTGAAAAACGGTCAATTAGTGACAAGTCAAAAAGTGGCAACTCTTACCGAAAAGGAATTGAAAGAGCAAGTCGCTTCAAAGGACAAAGAACTGAAAGAAATCATAAAAAAGTTTTCTAATGTAAAATACGTTACAAAATACGTTACCAAAACTAAATTTGATACCATTACATTAGCTTATACTGATTCCATACCTTGTAATTTTGAGAAAACCGATGCTATTTTTACCGATTGGTATTCCTTAGCCTACAAAAGCAATCAGCATGGTGTTGAGGTTTATGATATGGTAATTCCTGATAGCGTTACCATTGTAACTGGATATAAGCGTAAATGGTTCTTAGGTTCTAAAACATTGGTAGTAGACATCAAACACGATAACCCTTTTGTAAACCCCGAATACATACAACAGATTGAAGTCAAAGAAAAAAAGAAATGGTATCAAACCGACTTATTCAAAGTTGGTGTTGGCATCATTGGAGGAATAATTATCACTCGATAATTAAATTTGGTTGTTGTTAGTTTTAAAAGGTGTCTGTTTAGACGCCTTTTTTAGTTATATGTTAAAATTTAGTGTATTTCATCGATTTTATTAAAAATAATTTATACCGAATTTGGTATATTGAAAATAATTACTATCTTTGACAAACAAATTAATACTAAAGCTGGCGGCAACAGTTATAATACGGCAAAAATATTATGGAAACTTCTAAAAACACAATTAATTACAACGGTATGTTTATCTCTTATGATGAAAGCCAAACTGTTGGAAACTGCATCGATTTAGGTTTTGGAACTGAATTAACGAAACAAATTATATTAGAAATGCGTAAAAATAACATTTCTTATTTAAGCAAAAGAAAATTAGAAAAATATAGAAAATAACATGAAAGTGCTATGTTATTCAGTAAGGCTTTCGAGCCTTACTTCTATTTCAGAAAAAGCATTTTTGGCAACTGCGTTTGATGGTTCTGAAGCTATACTTCCAAAAAGTCAAGTATTTGGTCAAGATTATTCCGTTTCAAAAAGTGAAGCCTACTGGATAAGCGAATGGATTTTAAAACAAAAATCATTACAATATTCCGCAAAAAAAGAAGCTTGGTTTGATAGTGTTACTAGAAAAATGCAACCCACTTTCAAAATTGAAAAGCATGAACCAGAAAAGCATGAGCCAAAGGAATCCAATAATATTGAACGTTTGAAAAAATGACAGATTTACTCCCAAAACAAAAAGAAGCATTTACAAAACACCTTTCTAACAAGGTAGGTGCTTTGTTTATGAAAATGGGAACAGGTAAAACTCGTGTAGCTGTTGAGCTGGTTAATGCAGTTGAAAATCTTGATTTAGTGGTTTACATTGCACCTTTGGATATTATTAATCCAAAAAGCGAATCCATCAGTTCTATAAAAGATGAAGTAAACAAATGGGGTGGTTTCAAAGCTAAAGAAGTAATTTATATAGGAATTGAAACTATCGGAATGTCAGACCGTCAATATTTACAACTTTACAAAAAGATTTCAACTGCTTTGAATTGCTTTTTAATAGTAGATGAAAGTATAAAGGTTAAAAATATAAATGCCAAAAGAACGCTTCGAGTGATTGAGTTTTCTAAAATGGTGCAATACAAGTTAATTTTGAATGGCGAACCTATGACTAGAGATTTGCTCGATTTGTGGTCGCAGTTCTATATTTTAGATCCTGAAATTCTAAACATGAGTTTGGCAGAATTTAAGAATACTTTTTGCAAATACACAACCATTACAAAAAGTTATCCTGGTACATATAAAAGCTATACAAATGAATTCATAACCGGTTACGAAAACATCGACTATCTCTATTCATTGATTGGTGAGTACATTTACGAATGTGATTTGGAACTAAACGTACAGCAGATTTACGAAACAGTTAATTATTCACTTTCTGAAAATAATTTAAAAACGTACAATCATTTGAAAGAAAACTATTTAGATAACGAAAAGCTAATAGCCATGAATAATAACTTCTTTTTGGAAATGACTCAAAAGATGCAGCATGAATATAGTTGCACTCATGAAAAAGCGGAAATTGTAAGCGATTGGTTTAAAAAATATCCAGAAGAAAAAGCAATCATTTATTGTAATTATATTGTTTCAGCAGAATTATGCCGTGAGTTTTTTCCAAAAGCGTTGGTTTTGAATTACAACAGTTCCTTTGGGCATAATTTACAAGATAGACCATTTACGGTTTATTTTGACCAAACTTTCGACTGGGGAAAAGTAGTTCAAGCATCAGCAAGAAATTACCGTACAGGTCAAGAAAATGATTGCCGTTATTTACGATTAGTGGCCAATGTTGGTTTAGGGGAATTATATCTAAAAAATAATTCCAAGAAAATCGGAATTTCCGAATATTTAAAGAAAATTAGTAGAGAACAATTAAAAGAGATTTTATGAAAAAATTTTTAAGTCCAGTTTACAATGTTATTGCAGTTCCAATTGATAAAATGGAAGCGAATAACTATAATCCAAACCACGTAGCAAAACGTGAAATGGATTTACTTTACCAATCCATCAAAGCGGATGGATATACGATGCCTGTTGTGGCTTTTTATGATGCTGAACGCGATAAATATATTATTGTAGATGGATTTCACCGTTACACTATTTTACTCACTAAAAAAGATATTTTTGAGCGTGAAAAAGGTATGTTACCGGTTTCTGTAATTGATAAACCTATTGAAGATAGAATGGCATCTACTATTCGCCACAATAGAGCTCGTGGAAAACATGAAGTTGAATTACAAGCTTCTTTGGTTTCTATGCTAAAACAAGGATGGGATGAATTGAAAATTATGAAGGAGCTAGGAATGACTTTGGAAGAAGTTCAAAGACTTATTGGATTGAAAGGAATTGCATCTGAAATTAAAGGAGTTCCTTACTCAATTGAGCGTCAAATTGTGGAAGTTGAAGAAGATATTAAGCCATGGGAAGAACAGCAGTAAGAGGAACTGAAAATGTACTAAAAGCTACATTAAAAAGAATTTCTTTGCTTTTTGATTTGTATGATAATATACAATTGGCTTTCTCTGGAGGAAAAGACAGTACGGTTTTATTTCATTTGGTAAATGCTGAAGCCAAAAAACGCAATCGAAAATTCATTTTATATTTTCAGGACCAGGAAGCCGAATATCAAGGAACAATTGATTTTGTAGAATGGGCAATGTTGCAACCAAATGTTATTCCACAATGGTATCAAGTTCCAATATTTATGACAAATGCAGCAAGTCATGAACAATTGTTTCTTTGGGCTTGGGGCGATGGTGAAGAATGGGTAAGAGAAAAGCATCCTTTGGCAATTCAAAAACTTTCTAATAAATATCCTAAACGATTTTACAAGTTTAATCTTTGGGTAACTCAGCAGAACCGAAAGAACTTTGAAGGAAGTTTTGTTTCTATAATCGGATTACGAGCTGAAGAAAGTCCGGACAGAAGATTTGTAATGTTTGGTGAAGATTCTGATTTGTTTTGGTTGCGAAGAAAAACCGAACCACATAAAGCTTATCCAATAATTGACTGGAGCTACACAGATGTTTGGAAATATCTAATTGAAAATAATTTACCTTATAACAAAGTTTACGATAAAATGTATATGCTTGGTGGTAATCTTCGCTATTTTAGAGTATCTAATTTAGTTCATGAAAAAGCATTTCGATGCTTAACTGATCTACAGGAACTAGAACCTGAAACTTATGATAAACTCGAGCTAAGATTAAAAGGAGTTCACACAGCTGCGATGTATGGAAAAGAAAATTTAATGTATTCAATTAAAGAGCTTCCGAACCAGTTTAAAACTTGGAAAGAATATAAAGATTTTCTCCTTACCTCTATTCATCCAGATTTAAAAAGGATTTTCGAATACCAATGGAGCAGATTTGGAGAGACTGACGATGTTCAAGCAAATAAATACATGGTAAAAAGAATTTTGCTTTGCGATTGGGAAGGGAATATTACATGGAGCAGAGATTTTGAATTTAACTACACAAAGGATCAGATTTTATTTAAAAACAAATTAAAAAGGGAAGACGAAATAATAAAAAAATGGACTCAATTATTATAAATCATGGATGAACAATGGAAAATATTAGTTCTGTTATTACAACAAATAGCAGAACAAAAGGGATTAATACAAGATGATATTGCAATAAAATCAGGAATGCATCAAAGCCATGTGTCAAGATTTTTTGCTTTAAAATATGCGCCTAACATAGATACTTTTTTAAAAGTTTCTAAAGCTATTGATGTTAATTTTTTCTTTGAAGACAGAGAAAGTAAAACAGATTTGAATTTAGCAATGGAAAAAGCAATGGAACAACTCGGAAGAAGAGTTGACAAACTTCCAAAAAATTAAAGAGGGTATTTACCCTCTTTTTTATTTTCCTTTATCTCCTCTTTCCCAATTAATAATAGTATTACCAGAAACCCCCACTGATACCGCAAACTCTTTTTGTGTCAAGCCTAAATTTTTACGCTTGATTCTTAGTTGTTTAGCATCAATCATTATTTAAAATCATTATAAATTACACAAAAAATACAAAATATTATGTTTTTTATTTTGAAATACACAATATTTGGTTTTATATTTGCTCTATACAAATGTGTAACACAAATGTATAAACAAATTTAGAGTAAAAATCAATTCAAAAAAATTTTACTTCTCAATTTAGAATCATTAAAAATAAGTTCATTGACATATTGGAGGTTTAAAAATGACTAAGGGGTGAATACGTGCAGGGCAATGCAGAAACTAATCTACGTGTAGATTATCAATATAGGTGGAACTCCTTTTATGCATCTTAAAATGTGTTACCGATAACTCTTACTTGTTTTTAAGCTGTCGCCACGAGGGGCGAATAAATACCTGTCAGACGCCCTTACAGCGAATGGTTAATCAGCTCGATACTGGTTAAGGGCACTAATGAAAGTAAAATGAAATCAAAATGAAAAAAGTCAAACTTAAAGAAGAAATATACAACCAAATTAGAAACGATATCCCATTACGAGAAAAGATAGCTTGTAAAATTGGGATAACCGAAAGATCGGTTTATGTATATGCGACACGTAAATCACCAACACTAAATAAACCAGTTGTTGTTGAGGTAATGAAAAAGCACATCGGATTAAAGGAAGAAGAATTATTTGAAGCTTAGAATATGAGTAAGCGAGAAAAAATATCATTCTACAAACAGCAACTTGAATCATCACAACAAATGAAAGAGGTTTCTATTCAAAACTACAATATAGCTACACGACTCGAAAGTGAAGCATTAACCTCTCTGGAATTGTTGGGGAATAAGCCAGAGAGGTCTTTTAAAAATAAGTTGTCTTCTGAAGCAACTATCAAACTATTAGGAAACCTAACCAAACCTTAAAAAAATTATGAGTACGAAAATCCTCTTACTACAACGCTTAGAAAATACATTTTTGAGCGATGCGAAATCCCTTGAAATATTGGGAAAATTAATTAGAAAAGAATTCGATGCAACTCAAGATGAAGAGAAAGCATTTGAATTGCTTCAGCTGGCTTACAAGTATCAAATACCACAACTTGGTGAAATGCTTGATGATTATTCAATCTCTGACTTTAAATGGTTTATGTAATGGAAGGAATGACTATAAAATTAGAAGACGGAAAGTGGTTCTTAAATAACAAATCATTCGAGGAACTAACACCAAACGAACAACAATGTTTGGATAACTTCTTCTCAAATCTTAAAAACGGATTGGAGAAAGCAAATGCAAGGTTAAAAAATTTAAAATCTAACAACTATAAATTTAAAAGTGATGACCTATAAAATCGAAACAAGTTGTGAAAGTGGCGACTACGACATAGAAGTAGAATACTTGGGAAAAGAAGAACGTAACCAAGAAATCATATTAATGGTTTCTAATAAAACATACGATAAAGTTCAAAATCCAAGACTAAGTATTAAAGAAGCTAAAGAGCTATGCAAAGCATTACAACTAGCTATTAAAGATAGTGTTGATGATAAATCTAAAGTAGATTAAAATAGATTAAAAACTAAAAATAAATCAAATGAAAACAATTAAATTATTATCAATTTCCTTATTAAACTTTAAAGGAATAAAAAGTATTTCAATTAATGCTGATGGAGCAAACACCGATATTTTCGGAGCTAACGGAACAGGTAAAACAACTATTGCAGATGCTTTTACTTGGTTGCTTTTCGGAAAAGATACAACTGATCGTAAAGACTTTGAAATAAAAACATTGGACCAAACGGGAAGAGTAATTCCAATGATTGAACACGAAGTTTCTGCGGTTCTTTTAGTAGATAACGAAACACTAACTCTTAAACGTGTATTGCGTGAAAATTGGGTTAAGAAAAGAGGAAATGAGGAAAGAGAATTTTCTGGTAATGTAACGGAGCTATACTGGAACGATGTTCCAATGCAAGTGACGGAGTTTTCAAAAAAGATAAACGATGTATTGAACGAACAAGTATTCAAAATGATTACTTCACCTACTTACTTCAACTCAATTAAATGGCAAGACCGCAGAAACCTTTTGATTGACATTTTCGGGGAAGTTTCAAACGAAGAAGTTGCAAAAGGGAACACCGCTTTTGAAAAGCTATTGGAGAAACTAACACAAGGCAAAACGCTTGAAGATTACAAAGCACAAATTTCGGCTTCCATCAAAAAAGCAAAAGAGGATTTGAAAGCTATTCCTGCTCGTATTGATGAGGTTTTCAGAGGTAAACCCGAAGTACAAGATTTTAGAGTGTTAGAAATTGAGCTTGAAGGTTACGAAAAGAAACTTGAAAAAGTTGATGGAGAGATTGCAAACATAAACAAGGCTTTTGATTCAAAATTAGAAGCGCAGAGAGGTTTAAAATTAAAAGTAAGTAATCTGAAAAGCGAAATCGAAATCATCGAGCAGAAAGCAAAAAACGAAGCAAATAACAGATTAAAACCTGATACTTCGGTTTTAGATAATTTGATAAAAGAACGTGATGCTAAAAAGCAAGAATTAGAATCTTTTGAAAATGCTTTAAAAACACTTGAAACTAAAAAAGAGGGTATTTCCTCTCAAATAGTTGCAACAGACAAGCAAATCGCAGACAAACGCCAACAATGGCATGATGAAAACGATAAGGTTTTAGAGTTTAAAGAAGATGATTGCACTTGTCCTACTTGTAAACAAGCATTACCAGCTGGGGATATAGAAAGCAAAAAATCAGAAGCAATTACAAACTTCAATAATACTAAGCTTGCAAATCTTAGAAGAATTCAAACAGAAGGTCAAAATTTAGCTACTCAAAAATCAAATTTAGAAGCTGAATTAAAAACTATTGAATCAAGAATTGAAACAGGTAAATCTTCCATAGAAAATTGTAAAACAGAACTTCAAGGGATTATTGACAGAATTGAAATCGATAACAATAACGCTTCTACAAATGGTTTAGAAACTAAAACAGAAGAGGAAATCTTTAAATCGCTTTTAGACGGAAATCAAAAGTATCAAGAATTGTTAATCGAACTGGAAGCTATTGAGAGTTCAATTGTAGAAGTTCCTGTAGTAAATAATTTGGAATTAGTTGAGAAACGAAAAGCATTAGTTTCTGAAATCGATGCAATCAAAGCAAAGCTTCAAACCAAATCACAAATCGAGGTTGCCGACAAACGAATATTGGAACTGCAAAACGAAGAAAAGAACCTTTCTCAACAAATTGCCAACGTAGAAAAAGAGCAGTTTGTTATTGAAAACTTCATCAAAGCCAAAGTTGATGCTTTGGAAAATGTAGTGAATAGCAAATTCAAGTTTGTGAAATTCAAAATGTTCAACACTCAAATTAATGGCGGTATTACAGAAACTTGCGAAGCAACAGTTGACGGAGTTCCTTACTCGGATGTAAACACCGCTTCAAAAATTAATGCTGGACTTGACATTATCAACGTGCTTTCTGAATTCTACGGAATCAACGCTCCAATCTTTGTTGACAATGCTGAAAGCGTTCACACATTGATTGAAACAGAAAGCCAAATGATACGATTAGTGGTTTCTGAACAGGACAAGAAGTTAAACGTACAACAAGCTAAAGAATTAGCTATTTAATAATTGATATTATGAATGTTAAAATATACACAACACAGAATGGAACCTTTAATAGAGTTGAAAACTCAAAACAAATAGATTATAAATTACATAATGAATTAAAAGTTCATTTTGCGTCAAAAGAAGATTTAGGAGAAGATTACGACTTAATATTTCTTCAAGCAGAGACTTGCGACAATAGAGGCAACGACCTTCTTTCTATTCCATTAACAAGAAACGAAGCTTGTTTACTAGCAAAAACAATTTTAACAATGTTAAAATGTACTACAGAGTTAAAAGAAACTCCGACGGCTGGGTAATAGAAGATTGCCCAGTCAATGTTGGAGTAAAAATTGGAAGTTTTGATTGTACAGCAAACTGCCAACACAACCGAAACACATCACAAGAAATCCAAAAGCACGGCTTCGATATTCCAGAAATTAAATGCACCGAAGCCGATAAGTTACCAAGTCAAAATAATCAGTTAATAATTGAAATTTAATAAAAAGCGGTTGCCGAATATCGTAAGACTTCGGATGAATATACAGGCACTTTTTTTAAGTGTTCAACTCAAAACCTAGGCACAACCGCTTTTTCTTTTAAAAAAAATTTAATTTAATATTTATCAAAATGAGTGCAGAAAACACCACCGCAGTAGCAGCTGTCAAAAAAGACATTTCTACTCAAGTATTAGCAAAAATTGAAACTTTCCAAAAATCAGGAGAGTTGACATTGCCAAAGGATTACAATCCAGAAAATGCCTTGAAATCGGCTTACATTCTTCTTTCAGACCCAAAGAACAACATATTAGCGAAATGCAGTAAAGAATCGGTTGCCGAAGCATTGCTTAAAATGGTTGTTTACGGAGTTTCTCCAATCAAAAAGCAATGTTACTTTATTCCTTACGGCGATAAATTAGAATGCTCAATTTCTTACGCTGGTAACATTGTAACGGCTAAACGTTACGGAAACCTAAAATCAATCAAAGCCAATGCAATTTTTGAAGGCGATGAGTTCGAATTTGAAGTTGATGCTGTAACAGGAAGAAGAAAAGTAGTAAAGCATAAACAAACACTTGAAAGTGTTGGAGGTTTAAAATTAAAAGGGGCTTATGCTGTTTATGAATTAAACGACGGAACGATTGATGTTGAGGTTATGAATATAGCACAAATTCAAGCTGCATGGGGTCAAGGTGGAGCTGGAGGAAATTCACCAGCACATAAGAAATTCCCAGACCAAATGGCGTGCAAAACAGTAATCAACAGAGCATGTAAATTATTGATTAGTTCATCTGATGATTCTGTTCTTTACGATCCGTTGGAAGATGATAAAGTAATTGATGTTACAGATGCAAACGTTCAACACGAAATTAAAACCGAAGCGAACAAAGAACCTTTAACTTTTGACACTTCAAAAATTGAAGATGCAATTGTTGAAGATGCAGAAATTGTAAGTCCAGAAAAAGAGCAACCACAAGAAACTCTTTTTGAAAAAGAAACACCAACTAAGCCTGGTTTCTAAAATGGCAAAACCTTTAATAATAGAAAACGGTCAGAGATTTAATAATCTGACCGTTTTAAAAGAGGTTGAAAAATCAAAAAACAGAAGACAATTTTTGTGTAAATGTGATTGTGGAAAAATAGGAACTTACAAATTGATTCTATTAACTACTGAACAAACTAAAAGTTGCGGTTGTTTGAGAAAGAACACTTTCGTAGAAAGAAATACATTTCATGGAAAAAGCAGAACGAAACTAAATTCAGTTTGGCAAGCCATGAAACAAAGATGTTATAATTCAAATAATTTGAATTATCCATACTACGGAGGTAGGGGTATTTCTGTTTGCGATGAGTGGAAAAATTCTATGATTGATTTTTACAATTGGGCTATAAATAATGGATACAAAGAGGGTTTATCAATTGAAAGAAAAAATGTAGATGGGAATTATGAGCCTTCAAACTGTATTTGGGTTGAAATGAAAGTTCAAAGCAGAAACAAAACAGCAAATGTTTTCATTGAATTTAATGGAGAAAACCTATGTATGCAAGATTGGGCTGATAAAATAGGAATCAATGTTTCTACTCTAAACAAAAGGCTTAAAAATTGGAGTTTAGAAAAAGCTCTTACAACTCCTAAATCAGAAAAAAATGATACTTCATGTTTTAGGAACGGGTAGTTCTGGAAATTGTTATTTGTTTAAGCCTTCAAAAGGAAAGTCTTTGATTATAGATTGTGGAATAAATTTTAAGGAAGTTAAAAAAGCTGTTGATTTTGATATTAATTCCATTGGTGGATGTTTACAAACACATTCCCATGGTGACCATTCAAAATTTACAATTGATTTTTTAAATGCTGGTATTGATGTTTACATGAGTGAGCAAAATCAAAAAGAAATCAAAATAGACAATCATAGAATTATAAACATTAAACATAATGTTAAATTCAAGATTCATGACTTTGAAGTGCTTCCTTTTAAATTGAATCACAATGTGTTTTGTTTGGGTTTTTTAATAAACCATTCTGAATCTGGGTTGTTTGTTTTTATGACTGATACCTATTATTCAAAATACACTTTTGAAGGTTTAAATAACATTATTGTAGAAGCTAATTATTCTAAAAAAATAATTGAGCATAAGAAGGAAAACAATTTGTTAGGGCATAGTAATTATATACATCACTTTTCCCTTGAAAATTGCAAAGACATGTTAAAAGCAAATGATTTACGCCAAGTAAACAACATTGTGCTTATCCACTTATCGGATAGTAATTCCGATGAAAAGCAATTCCAAAAAGAAGTTTACGAGCTCACTTATAAAAACGTGCATGTAGCTTCAAACGGAATGGTAATACCTTTTTACAAAACACCTTTTTAGTATGGAAAATCAAAACAAACCACAAAATCCTAGCGCATATCCAAGTTATATAATCGACCATAGAGAAAGCGCTATGCAATGTAGAACAGTTTATGAAGGTCAAGAATTCGGAATGACACTAAGAGATTATTTTGCTAGTTCAGCAATGAAAGGAATTATAGCCTCTACTGAAGGAATAGGCTTATGTATAGATGAAAGACATATTCAAATAATAGTTAAAAAAAGCTATATGTATGCCGATGCAATGCTAAAAGAAAGAGAAAAACCAATTTAGGAATGGATCAGTTCTTTATCACATTAGAAAAACACCCAACAACAGCAATTTTTATATTCTGCTTGTTTTTGGTATTGATTGAATCAATTAAAGAAGATAAATAGTATGCCAATATTTGAAAAACAACAAGAAGTAAAGCAATTTATCGATGAAGATATTATTTGCGAACAAGAGGTTTATTTAGATACCGATGATTTAGAAGGTTGGATGGTTATTTCACATAACTGTGAACAAATTTCAATGAGCATTGATAATTGGAAATCATTAGTTGATTTAGCTAACAAAGTTTTAAATGAGGTTTATCCTAATTCAGAACTAAAAGAAAATTGGGAAGATGATTTACAATCCTAATAATGAATTGGATTGCAAAAAAGCAATTGAAAAGCTAAAATATTTCATTGCTAAAGGACAAAAATTCGAACTCAAAGCAAAATATCCAAAGCGAAGTATTGCTCAAAACAGCTACTTACATCTAATTCTAACAGCCTTTTCAATTGAAACAGGTTACACCGTTGAAGAAGTAAAGCAAGATATTTTTAAGAAGATTGTAAATCCTGATATTTTCTATATCAGTGAAGCTTCAGGACCTATTCAAGAAGTAATTATTGAACGCTGGAAAAGTTCAGCATCACTAAACACTCAAGAAATGACTTTGGCAATAGACCGATTTAGAAACTTTGCTTCAAAAGAACTCGGAATCTACCTACCTGAACCTAACGACTTGACCATTATTGGACAACTCGAAGAAGAAATAAGCAAACACAAAAACCAAGAATTTATTTAAAACTAAAGATTATGGAAATAGATTTTTCAGAATTAAACCACGTTGAAAATAAAATTTCAAACCAAGAACATTTCGAAAGAAATAAAGAGAAATTTTCAAAGCAATGTAAAATCGTTTATGAAGCGCTTTTACGTGGTGAAAGGCTCACAACTACCAAAGCATTATTAAACTACGGAATTGGTGACCTTAGACGTCGAATTAAAGACCTCAAAGATATTTGGAACGTGCCAATTGAAGATGAATATGTTGAAGGGAAATTTAAAGAGTATTTTTTAACTAATTAATTATAAAAACAAATGGCAAAACTTGATTATTATACATTGATGCGTAATTTTTGGGATTTTGCATTTGAAAATCCCGAAGTAATAAAACCGGTTCATTGTGCGCTTTATGCATTTACTGTTGAGCATTGCAATAGACTTGGTTGGAAGCAAAAATTCGGACTTCCTGCATCAATGGTTTTAGATGCAATTGGAATTAAAAGTTATTCGGTTTACAAAAAAACCTTTGATGATTTAGTTGATTTTGGATTCATAGAAGTTATCCAATATTCCAAAAATCAGCACTCAAGTAATGTGGTTGCTTTGAAAGAAAATTGCAAAGCAAATTACAAAGCATATGATAAAGCAAACACAAAGCACGTTGCAAAGCAACTTACAAAGCACATTACAACGCACCTTACAAAGCACGGTGAGTATAATAATACCAATATACCATATACCAATATACCAATTAACAATGTAGATGAAGAAGAAAAAAATTTCATCATCAACAACAAAAATTTAGAGCATTTATTATCATTAAAAAATGAATCTCAAAGTTGGATGGAAACCGTTGCGATGCAGCAAAAAATTAACATCGATTTAATTCCAAAAAAATTAGATGAATTTGAATTGTTTTTGAGAACGCTTCAAAAAGTTCATCAATCGAAAAAAGAGTTCATTTCACATTTTATTAATTGGCTTCAAAAAAATTCACAAGATGGAACAAGAGCAAACGCCCAACTTGGAACAACTTTCCACACAAATAGGTAATGCAGAACATAAAGAAATTGGAAGAAACAAGTACAATTTTTTAAAAAGCATACCAATTGAAAACAGAACAGAAGAGCAAAAGACTTTGATTAAAGAGTATGAAGATAAATTAAATTATACTTCTGAGGAGCAAATTTTAAAAGTATCAGATTATTTTGAAAAAATTTTAAAGCCTTCTGAAAAAAAAGAAACTTCTATTACTTCAAGACAACTATGGAACTTATTTAAGTTTCATTTTGAAAAAATTACAGGAAATAAATATCAAAAAACACCTGAAACAATTCAAAATTTAGAACCAATAATTTACTATTTCGCAAAAGATGAAAGGTTCTTTAATTGTGTAAATATTTCAACTTTATCTAAACCAAGCTTTGATAAAGGTCTTTTAATAATTGGCGATTTTGGAAACGGAAAGACTTCTGTAATGAAATCATTTGAATCTATTTTTCAAGGTATTCAAGGTGTTTCTTTTAAAGGTTATACAGCAAATGAAGTTGTTACAATGTTTGAAAAAATAACAGATGATGAAAACGAACATACCAGAACACAATTTGAAAATGCTATGTATAACGGAATTCGATATTTTGACGATTTAAAAACAGAAAGAATTGCTTCGAAATATGGTAAAGTAAATTTATTCAAAGAAATACTTGAAGAAAGATACAATAGAAAACTAAAAACTCATATTACATGTAATTTTAAAGAGGGTTTTTATGGGAATATAGAAGTTGGAATTTCTGAATTTGGAGAAAGATACGGAGGTCGCGTTTATGATAGAATGTTTGAAATGTATAACATCATTGAATTTAAAGGAAAATCATTCAGAAAATAGTATGAAAAAAGATAATTGTAACGGCGCTTGTGAAGTTTGCGAGTGCCAAAAAACAGATAACAATAATGTCAAAAGATAAATTTTTAATTGGTGTCGACCCAGATGTAGATAAGTCGGGGGTGGCCATAATAGACGGTAATAATGTAACTATTGATAATCTTACCTTTTTTCAATTATTTGATTACTTGAAATTTTACAAGGAAAAGGAAAGAAAGCCAACAGTTTACGTTGAATGTGGATTTTTAAATAAATCAAATTGGCATAAAAGCGCTGGCAAAAGTGCTGCTTTCAATGCTAAAATTGGAGAATACACCGGTGCAAATTTTGAAACAGCAAAAAAGATTTGCGAAATGTGTGAGTACTTAGATATTCCACATGTAAAAGTAAAACCAACCAACTCAAAAAAAGATAGCGATTTCTTCAAAAAGCTAACTGGCATAACCTTTAGAACCAATCAGGAACAAAGGGATGCGTTTATGCTTATCTATGGCAGATAAGTAAAAAATCTCTTTCACAGTATTATTAATCAACCCAATATTGCTTCAACTAACAAGCGATAAAAATACATTGTAAATAAATGAACGAATATTTAGAATTTTTAAAAAGAAAAATTAAAGTAGCTGAAAACTTTGGATTTGAAATAACAACGAGTGTTTTAAATAAAATACTTAAACCTCACCAAAAAGATATTGTAAAATGGGCTTTACAAGGAGGTAGACGAGCTGTTTTTGCTTCATTTGGAATGGGTAAAACTATTATGCAATTAGAAGTCGGTTATCAAATAGCAATAAAATATAAAAAACCTGTTTTGTTTGGAGTTCCATTAGGTGTAAGGCAAGAATTTTATAATGATTGCAACAAATTAGCCTATGAAGAGGTTGACGATAAAAAATTACAATATTTAATTGATTCAGGGGTTAAGCCTAAAAATTCAAACTACAAAATTAAATATTGTAAAACTCAAGAAGAAGTTGAAAAAGCAATTGAATACGCTAAAAAAAGACTGCACTGCAAACATCCAAGAGAACAAAGAAGCTATATTGGTAATAATCTTTTAAGATGCAATGTTTGTGGTTTAGAATTTTCGTAGCATTGATGCTAACGTTTTGGGGCTTTGCGTTCGGTTTTGTGCGTAGGGCTTGTGGGTGGCAAAACTGACGCAAAACCCGTGTTAGCTGCTGTTTTTTCTTATTGAATTTCAGCGAGTTAAAAAATATTTTGAAAATTCTTTGAAAAAAGTTTGCAGTTAACAAAAAGGGTTGTATATTTGTATCATCATTAACAATTAAAACAAAGCAAAATGACACAAGCAATGATTAACACGGTAACAGAGAGAGTAAATGAGATGAAATCTAATGTTGAAATCCAAAAAATTATGATGCAATTTTCTTCTAATGAAGAAGCATACAATTGGTTAGTAAAAGCTGCAATAGCTACTTTAATGGGTGTTCAAAATGAAAAATAGAGGAGGCAAAAGAAAAGGATCAGGTCGAAAACCTGCTCCTTACCAAACTAAAACTATTGCCTTTCGTGTCCGATTAGAATGGGTAGAAGTCATAAAGTCAATGGTAAAAGCTAAGGTTGCGGAGTTGTCGCAAAATAGCAGCTAACGGATTGCAGCCTTGCGAATGCGGGGCATTTAACCACAAAATTTTAATCGAAGCATGAATTTAGAACATACCAATACACTTTCTACGGAGCACGAAACCCCCGCTTTTGCAAGGGTGCTGTTACCAGCTGTGCCTTCTTCGATAGTGTTTAATGAAGATTGTATTGAAGTGATGAAACGCTATGCTGACAATTATTTTGATTTGGCAATAGTAGATCCACCATACGGAATAAATGCACCCAATATGACAATGGGAAGCAACCCCAACCGCAAAGGAAGGGATGAAAGAGGCGAATTGCAATATGGTAATGTTTCAACTGCTCAAAAACTAAAAAAGGGTAGATTAAATGGAGGTGCTGGAAAATTGAAAAACAGAAAACTAAATACAATGAATTGTGATTGGGATTGTGAAAAACCTTCAGCAGAATATTTTGAGCAACTTTTCAGAGTTTCAAAAAATCAAATCATTTGGGGTGGGAATTACTTTGACTTACCACCTACAAGAGGTTTTATAGTTTGGAATAAAAATCAGCCTTGGGATAATTTCAGCCAAGCCGAATTTGCATGGACTTCATTTGATTGCCCTGCAAAATTATTCACATACTCAAACAGAGGTGGAGCAAATGATGAAAAGAAGATACACCCAACACAAAAGCCATACTACCTATATGATTACTGCCTAAAGCATTTTGCAAAAAAAGGTGATAAAATACTTGACACCCACTTAGGAAGTGGAACAAATCGAATAAGCTGCTTTAAGGCCGGATTTGATTTTACGGGAATTGAAATTGATAAACAATACTTTGATGCAAGCGAAAAACTATTTAAACAACATTCAAGTCAAACGAGATTGTTTTGATGGAACGGTCACTGGCATTGCTGGTAACGTTTTCGTGCTTGGTGCAGTGCGGGATAAAAATGCACCATTTTTCGATTAATAACTAAAATTAAAAATATGCCTGAACTTAAAATTAAAGACCAATCCCCGCATTGCTCCAAACACGTGTGTGTGCCCTGCATATGCAGGGCACACCCCGAAAGCTTTTCAAATAGTTCAAAAATACAAATTTAGTTTTACGA